AAACGAAAAAGGTCAAATTGAACGCAAACCGTATGACGCGGCAAAAGAAGCGTATGCGGAGTTAGCGAAACTGAACCCAACGGATCGTGCTGCTTTGCAGACAGAGTTGTATCAACGCAATTTCTACCGTAGTAAATCTCGACCATCAACCACAGGTTTCAACCCTGCTGATGTTGACGCGATGAAAGAACTGTTGTTGGCTAGTAACGAGTATGGGTATAACCGGAAAACCTCGTTGAACTTTATTCGTCAGGAATATCCTACTTCTGGTAGTGGGCGTAAGGGTCCATCAAAGATGGATACCCGTAAGTCTTTGGATGAGAAAGCGATTGAGGCTTTGGGTCGCAAGTTCACTGATGCTGAGGTTGAGTCTTTGATTCAGCAGGTTCAACAGAAATCTGTTGCCGGTGAGTCAGGTTCGCTTGCAACGATTAGTGAGAACGTGGTTGCTGGTGCTGCGACTGGCGAACAGCAGGCATACCGTTTTGCTCAGGTTGCCGATTTGTTTAACGAGATGTTAAGGACTGGGTAATGGCTGAACAAGATTATTCCAAATTAGATTTGATTGCCTTAGACAAGGCTATCGCTGATCTAACAGACCGAAAAAACGAGATCAATAAAAACCTTGAACGTGGCTACGCCTTCATGTATATCGGTGGCAGTCGAAAAAGAGTAGAACTCCCACAGTTCTCCCCTGAGTACGAATCCTTTATTAGCCAGACAAAACAGTTGGACCAGGAAATCAACACCGCGCTTACTTTTGCGAGGAACGCGGCAAGGTCATACACCCCAACCACAGGTCCAGCAAATAAGACTTCTCGTAAAGAACAGTCTTTGGCAGACAAATACTTCAATGCAAAAATATCTGTTGGGCCTGCTGCCCCTACTGGTCGTCCTACGGAACCAGCAACAGTTCAAGAGGTAATAGCATCGGCAACTGGTAAGAGCTTGGCTGATGCAGGTTCTACTGCAACTGCTGGTAAGGAAACAAACGCACCTGTTACCCCAACCGTTACCCCGACCACAGCACCTACTGGAGCCACGGTCACAACAACCAAAGGCAAGACAACCCCTAAGACACCTGTAGCAGTTCAACAAAACTGGATTGACGCGCTACAACAATTCTTCCCGTCATACTCTGACGACTGGTTGGCTGCTAACGCTGAAACATATTTTGGTAAAGACCTACTTGATTTGATGATTAAGGTTTCTGATCCAAAGGGAACCTACGATCTTTCATCTACTGCTGGTCGAGAACGAATCAAACAAGAACTTCGTGGTACAAAGTATTGGCAGACCACGATCTCTGCAACGAAAGAGTTTGACCAACTTGTAGACGCAGACAAAGAAAACCTGATCTCGTTGACCAAAGCCCGTATCGCTAACACTTACGGTGACATTGGTTTGACTGACGCAACTTTGACTGAGGTTGCTACGACTGTTGCCCGTACAGGCTTGACTGGTTTGGGTGAGAA